TCAGTCTTCATTTAATCTTTCTTGAAATTTGTCATTAGCGTCCTCATAGACTTCTTCAATATCGCGTCCTTCAATCTTTACAACAACATCTAATCCAAACTTCTTAGCACAAATTGTAAGTTTGTTAAAAACTACTATGAAGAAGTCGGGAACTGTATCAGTAAATCCCCACTCATAGCCATCTTTTCTGGAACAGTTTTCTATAAGCCTAATTTGTTTATCAAGCTGTTTCATACGTGGTGGAAACATACGTAAGAATCTGTCAGCTTTTTCTTGATTAATAATTTTTGTGTTAGTCATTAGAAAGGTTGCCCCCAGTTTTCATATTGTTTAAGAGTGATTAGACCTTCTTTACAAAGACTGTCTGTGAAAATCCCCCACTCTTGTTGTTTTGCAATAACATCACCTCTGCGATAGTGAGAGAAAGTTTTATAAAGCACTCGAAAGTCTTTGATAGCCTGCGCTTTAGTCATTTTTTTTGTCATTGGTTTTAATTTTTCCTATTTGAATAAAAGTTTTAATCCATTCATCTAATTCTTTTTCTGACATAGAACTTAAATAGTCCTCAACACACATAGCTGTTAAGTATTGGTCAGCAAGAACATTATTGATGATTGTTTTATGAAGGTGTCCTTCAAATTTGTAGTCCATAGCGTTAATAGAAAATTTATAAAAAGAAAAGGAGTCTTTACCAGACTCCGTATAGATCCTTTAGTTTCTGTCTAGTATCAACACCTTCAGCGAATAACTTTCTAAGCTCAGAGTCATTATTCTGCCATGCTCTAACATCGTTTCTCATATTGTTATTTTTTTCAATCCTCTGGCTTACTGATTTAATGCGCCAATCTCTGTCAAATGTAGCACCCATCGCTTTGCAATCAGCCTCAGACTTGGCAAGACCTTCTTCAGTAATAAGTGCAGCCTCTGTGTGAATCTCTTTGGTCAACCACTTCTCTAACTGAACTGGTAACTTAGCGAATCTTTCCCACTTAGCTGCCTGCTTGGCATCTGCTGCTGCTTGTTTCTCAGCAGCCTTCTTAGCCTTCTCTTCATCTGTAGCTCTTTGAACTTTGCTCTTGCCGATCATCTCAGCACCTTGTCTTTCTGATCTGAACTGTGTGTACTGAGTAAGATGACCATTAGCAGAGTTTTCACCATATCTGTAGTTCCAGATCATGCGAACATAAATCTCAAACTTAGTTTCTTCTCTACGCTTAATAATGTCAGCTTCAGGTGCAATGTAGTCGTAAACGTGACCATATACACGGCCTTCAATAAGCTGATTAGAATAGTTAATCTCAAGATCTGTTTTGTAGATGTACTCTTGGTCGGTCATATGCTGACCAATCCTTGACTCTAATAATGCAACAGCTGAATCAGCTTGAGCCTGTGCATCTTTAACAATATTTGCGTAGTGTGGGTAGAAACGTGGTTCATCCCAGCCAAAGACAGGAGACTTTTCATCTAGTCTTTTTTCAGCAAGATCAATATAACGTCCAGTATAGACGCGTGGATATTTGATGTTGTTTTCTTTATGATTATCGACCTGATTATTTTTATGCTTACAAGTAGCTTGAACTTCAGCAATAAATGAACTAGTGATTGTCTCAACTAGATGCTGTTTGATGTGTTCTGGTGTTTCGAATTTCATTTGCGAGAAAATGTAAAGTGCAGCCCCTTCGAGCTATGTATTAATTATGACTCATTAATAGTAAAACCGCAACAGTAAACATCAGTAAACCTTTAATATATTCAGATATTGTAACTTTTAATCCATAATGGTTTACATCTGTATATTGATGCGTCATAATGAGAGAGCGGTGAGTACCCGCTTTTCAAATCTCGCAAAATTATGGAACAGATTCTTAAATTAAGTCTTAATGACGAACAGCTAGAAAACCTTGAGAACATACTGATAGAGGCCAAAGACAACCTTCCAGATGATGAAGAAGAGTTTCAAGCAGCCCATGAAGATAGCTATGCTGGCACTATTAGAGAAATGCTAGAACAGATGGCTAGACAGACAAACAGAGGTGTCGCACCTTCTGAGTACATGAACTGTGAGGTTTAGTGATGTCTAAGAATGTTACTTTAATTACCTACCCTGAAGGAACTTTTCTAAAGTCCTACGACACAATCGTTGCTGTAAAGCCTACCGCTGAATTAGCTGACGATATGGTTACTGAAAAACACCATAGTAAAACTACAAGCCGCCACATTAATGAATTTTTTGGAAGTGCTGAAAAAGCTGCAAAGGTCATGAAAGTTTCACAAAAAACTATGGATGTTGTAGCAAAATTTTTAGAGGCTTATCACTCATGAGACATTTATTTTTAATGATGGCTGTATCAGGTTTGTTCTATACAGCTTTATCTGGTTCTTTACATAAGATGACTGTTGCAGATTGTGACGCTGGAATAGTTCGTGCTTGTCAGGAGATTTCAAAATGAAATTAGAACCAGCAAAAGATAAGTTTGAATCTTTATATCAAGCCTTCATACTTTTATTTACTAGCCCTAGTGATAGAGCTAGTGAGGAAGTTAGCAAGGCAATCTGTATCTTGCTTATGGATGATGAAATCACACATCAACACGCACAAGATGCGTGTAATAGAGCTATGGAGGCTCTAGTGGTAGAAAACACTTTAATGAACACTTTAAAAGGTACAACAAATGGCTGATTTTGACTATCAAAAAATGAATGACTATGTAAGTGCTGATCCTGAGTTATCAAAACTCAGAGAAAAACGCACACAATCTTATAAGAAAATGAACAGCTTAAAAGATACTGCTCGCACTAATATTGAAAAAATGCACGGCTTATATTTAGCAAGAACTGCTGTACTAGAGAAAATTCAATATGATGATGCAGAGACAGATGTAGATGAAAAGCTACAAGAAATTACAGGCCAATGTTCTGAATGTTGGAATAATGATTGGGAAACTGCTATAGAGGTAGTTTTTGATGGTCAATTAAGTTGTTCTATAGCAATATCGAATCTAGCTAAACAAATTTATAAATTATCTGAAGATGTACAAATTATGAATGGATTAATTGATACGTTGGAAGATGAGCTAAGAATGCAGTTTAGGAAACAGTTTTATAAAGATCAAGAAAAAACTACTGAGATAAAAGATGTATAACTCTATTTGCTTAACTCTTTTAGTTATTGCAGCATATACAAATTTACTGCTGACCATAAAAAAAACTGGCAGAGGCGATCCCCTCGCCCAAACCAGTTTTCAACCCAAGAACCGCAAACCTACGCGGCCTACTCAATTATAACTATGAACTCGACAGAACAGTTAAAAACATTAGAGATAGCCATTTTAAATGGTGGTAGTTTCTACAGCAAACTTGCACACGCTGCACTTGCAGCAGATCCAATTAATAGAGCGTTGATATTTAAGACGTTTCCTAAATTAGAAATGGCTTTTGGTCCCATGAGTCCTTATCAATGTAGATCCCATTTGAGGGTAATAAAATGATGAGTCAAGCTATTGAACCAGTATCAGTTGATTTTGCAAGCTATCTAGCAGACCCTGCTTATAGTGCTAGTGATTTTAAACTGGTTATTAAACAAAATGCTAGAGCATTATGGCATAGTAAATTTAATGAACTTGCACCGCCAAAACTTCCAACACCAGCTATGAAGTTTGGAACTATGCTCCACGCGATGTGTTTAGAGCCTGACACTTTTCACGAAAAATTTAGAGTCGTAGAAAATAAGCGCACTAAAGAGGGAAAGGCATTAGCACTAGATTATGACAAACAAGGCATAACTGCTGTTAGTCCTTTAGATGCTGCTTTGCTTGACAATATGACTCAAGCAATTTGTAGTCATCCTAAAGCGCATGAATTGTTAAACGAGGGTTTATCAGAACAAAGTTTCTGGTGGACTCATAATGAATCTAAATTAGACCTTAAGTGTCGTTGTGACAAAGTTAATGGCGATACAATAGTTGATCTTAAAACTACTGGAGAGGGTGGTTCATCCCCAGAGTCGTTTACAAAAACAATAACGGCATTCAATTACCATCTTCAAGCAGCACATTACTTACAAGGTACAGGCGCAAAGCGTTTTGTATTTGTAGTAATAGAAAAAACATTTCCTTATAACATAGGAATTTACGATTTATCCACCGAATTTTTAGACATAGGTTATGAACTTCAAGAACAAGCGATTTCTAAAATATCTGAAGCAACTCAAACTGGAAAATGGCTCGGATATACCGACTCAGAAATCAATGGAATCCAAACCCTCGACAAACCCTACTGGCTCGGATACTCCAATGATTAAACCAGAATTTAAAGTCATGCAAATGACACCAGATAAAGCTAAAAAAATACTTGTTTCAAAAAATAGAAACAATAGAGGTATTAAAGCTTCTAATCTAAAAAAACTAACTAGAGCTATTGAAAATGGTGAATGGAGACTTACTAATCAGGGAATAGCTTTTGACTCTCATGGTAATTTAATTGATGGTCAGCACAGACTTGCAGCGATCTTACAAACAGGTAAAACACTTCCTATATTAGTTGGCACTAATATGGATCCTAAAATATTTGATTGTGTAGATACTGGAGCGGCAAGAACTGCTGGAGACGGACTTGATATTGCTGGTAGCTCATCAGGTAAATTTATTGCAGCAGCCATAAAAGTTTATTACTTGTACACAAATTACCCAAGACGTCCATGGTCTAGTACAGTTTCGCCAACCTCTGCCCAAATTTTGCAGATATATGAGGAAAAAAAAGATTCAATAGAATCTCTATTTTCTGTAGTTTCTAAGAAGCACAGTAATTATAAATGTTTCCCTAAAAGTATTGGTTTAGTTTTCACAATGATTTGTATAGATGCTGGCTGGTCTGAATTACAGATGTGGGAATTTTGGGATGCTGTAACACTTGGAGCAAATTTACAACCTGATAGTGCAGTACTTTCTTTTAGAAATCAACTAAGTAATGTTGAATATCGTAAAAGAGGTTCTTTCTATCAAAGGTTTATATTAAATGCTTTTATAGTTTGTTTTAACAAACACGTTCAAAACGTTCCCACACAAAGGTTTATTGCACCAAGACCAGATACACATATGTACAAGGTAGATAAACCAACACATAAAGAATCATCAATCTTGGAGGTAATTAAAGCATCGTGACTGAATCTAATCCAAAAATAGCTTTTATTAAAGCATTACAAAAAGCACAAAAAGAGTTTCCATCTTTAGTTAAAAGTAAAGAAGTAGGTGCTGGCAAATTTGCATATAGCTATTTGCCGTTAGAGCAAATGCTTTCTAAAGTCCAGCCAGTTTTACATAAAAATGGCTTTCATTTGTCACAACTTTTTGGTTGCACTCCAACAGGTCAAACCACAATAAAAACTAAATTAGTGCATAGTGATGGCCATGAAGAAGTTAGTGAACTGCCTTTCTTTCTACCTCCAAGAGATTTAGAAAGGAAAAATGAAGCACACGTTTGGGGCGGCTCTGTCACATATCAAAGAAGATACAGTATTAAATTAATTCTTGGTCTTGAAACTGATATGGATAACAATATGGAGATAGAAGATGAAAGGCCAAAAAAAGAAAAGCCTAAAGCTAATGTTCAACACAAACAGAACATAGCTGTATTGGCGCGTGACGCTATTGTGAAATCAACAACCGATGCTCAGTTAGACCAACATTTCAATACTTTAGTTGCAAGGCTAGAGGAAGGGAAAATAACTGAGGACCAATATAATAAACTTATCGACCTTATTACCGCTAGGAGGAAAGCATTAACAGCATGAACCAAACTGAACAGCAATTCTTTACATCTGACCAGTTAGCTGAAAGATATGGGTTAAGCCCTGCAACTATTGCTGATTGGAGACGTAAAAATCGTGGACCTGAGTACTATACAGTTCCCAAATATGCGATATCATCAGGTTCCGCAAAGGTTCGATATGAACTAAAAGAAATCCTTAAGTGGGAACAAGCAAACAACATTACACCCAAGAAACCTTTTTAATTATGGCCAAAGTACAACCAGCATTTACTGCAAAATTCAGAGTCGTTAATAACACTAACCCTGCAAATGATTATGCACCTGAAAAAAATGTTATTTTCGATTTTACTCTTGAAAATGCACAAAAAGCTGCAGAATTTTTTATGAATGCATATGAAAGTGCATTAAAAAATAATACAAAAATCAGAGTTTATACAGATAAGAAAGAGTTCCATGAAGAAGCTGGATTTACGCTTTGGGGCGGTATGTGGGGTAATAGCGGCAAACTAGCCCCATTACCTCCAAAAGACCAATCACAGAGCAATTCAGACTCTGGAGATAAGATGATTGACGTTAATGACTTACCTTTCTAAAATAACAAAGCCAGAAAGTATAATTATTGTCATTTCCTACCTCACCTTATGAGGGTCAAATATTTTATGATCCTGAAAATGAAAAAACTTATGAATGTGTTTATAGGGATGCGCTAGACAGAATGGTGAACTTACACAAAGACACACATTACTGGAAAGACATTACTGAAGAGTTAGATTAGTCTTTACCAAATAACACAAATTTTATGCGGCTCCAAAAAGTCGCATTTTTTTTCTTTAATTTTCTTTGATAACCAAATATCAAATCTTGTTGGTCACAAATAATTTCTAGTGAAGCAGAGATAAAATGACTTTGTTTACTGCTTGTCCTAATAAGATTAGTTGCGAAAGCTTTTAATTCTTTTATATTAGTTTCTTCTTTTATATATTTAATGTTTTTTTCTAAAGCAAACTCCTCCTCTAAGGACATTTTAGAATTTAGAACCTTTATTATTTGCCTCATTTTACTGGAAACAATTTTTCTTCAATCATTTTTACTATTGCGTCATCAATATCGTTATCAGTTTTTGACGAGGCATCTTTTAAAAGTAACAATACAGCTTTGCGTAGTGATTCAGATTTACCAAATCTGATAAACAATCCAATTAGAAATTTAGACATAAACTTATGTGTTCTTTTTCAAACATACCAAACTTTATTGAATCTTGCCTTCTAACCTACTTACCGCTTCACTTAATTTATTTAATCGATTATAAATATCAATAATAGTTTTTTCTCTTCTATTGCTCATATTAGATAAAGTCATAGCTAAAGCTGTAACTATTGCACCTATTAACGCTGCTTGTACCTCTCCCATTGCTTAAATCTATAATTATGCCTATTATTGCTAATAAAACTACACTATGGCAGATAAAACAATAGAAAAAGAGCAAAAAATACAACAAACAGAGGATGAAAAGCCAGATTATCAAGAAAAAATTACTTTTTTAGTTTCTACTGTTGCACAAGGTTTTATATTAACTTGGTGCTTATTAGTTTTATCTCTTGGTTATGTAAAACTGCCTAATAAACTTTTTGGTTTGGACATTCCAGACCAGCCAAGAGTTGATAGCACTTTTGCTGCTGGATTATTAGGTAACATACTTGGTGGACTCGGTATAAGTGTTAATGC